TTTTCTGGTTTTGCTGAAAGAAGATCTAAATAATGTACGAGCAAACTCTTGTTAAAACAATTGAGCCGGTAAAGCTTACCACAATACATCGTTTAAATAAGTCTAAGAAATGGGCTTATGGCTATAATAAAGAGCACGATATTGTTGTTATTAGTAAGACGGGTGAAATTGGAGAAATAATTGAAATACAAAATTTAGCAATTGCGTTGCCGCCAGCACCTAAAGATTTAAAAAAAGGCGCTAACAAATGGCAAGTTGCTGAATATCCCAAGGAGCTTAAAAATATCAAAACTATATTTGATTGGAAAACGTATCCAGATGAATTTAAAGTCAAATGGGAGGGATATATTGACGAAGAATTTAACCGGCGCGATAACGGCCACTGGTTTTATAATAAGGGGATTCCTACTTATATTACTGGCACTCACTACATGTACTTGCAATGGAGCAAGATTGATGTAGGTAACCCTGATTACCGCGAAGCAAACAGGTTGTTCTTTATTTTTTGGGAAGCCGTAAAAGCCGATAAGCGCTCTTACGGTATGTGCTATTTGAAAAACAGACGTAGTGGTTTTTCTTTTATGGCCTCTGGAGAAACGGTAAATATGGCAACAATATCCAGCGATGCTCGCTTTGGTATTTTGTCTAAAACCGGTTCCGATGCTAAAAAGATGTTTACAGACAAGGTGGTGCCTATATCTGTTAACTATCCGTTTTTCTTTAAGCCTATCCAAGACGGTATGGATAGACCAAAAACAGAATTAGCATATCGTGTACCAGCTTCAAAGCTAACACGAAAGTCAATGCAAGACAACCAGCGAGAAATTATGGAAGGTCTTGATACTACGATTGACTGGAAAAACACTGGTGACAACTCTTATGATGGTGAAAAGCTGAAGCTATTGGTCCATGATGAGAGTGGTAAATGGGAGAAACCCGACAATATCTTAAATAACTGGCGTGTAACTAAAACTTGTTTGCGTCTAGGGTCCAAGATTATTGGTAAGTGTATGATGGGCTCAACCTCAAACGCATTAGACAAGGGTGGAGAAAACTTCAAAAAGTTGTACTACGACTCGGACGTTACAAAAAGAAATGCTAACGGCCAAACAAAGTCTGGTTTATACAGCTTGTTTATCCCAATGGAATGGAATTACGAAGGGTTCATCGACGAATATGGACAGCCCGTATTCACAACGCCTGAAGAAACCGTTTTAGACCCATATGGGGACGTTATTGACGTTGGGGTTATAGATTACTGGGAGAATGAGGTTGAAGGTCTTAGACACGACCAGGACGGCTTGAATGAATACTATAGACAGTTTCCGCGTACCGAAGACCACGCGTTCAGAGACGAAACCAAAAATAGCATATTCAACTTAGCTAAATTGTACGAGCAGATTGACTATAACCAAGATCTGCGTAATACTAATACCATAACCACCGGTAGTTTTCAGTGGGAGAACGGCGTTAAGGATACTAAAGTTATATTTACGCCGAATCCAAACGGACGATTTAAAGTCTCTTGGATACCTGATGCTAGTATGCAAAATAAGCAGTACTTAAAAAACGGCGTTAAATATCCAGGCAATGAGCATGTAGGCGCATTTGGCTGTGATAGCTACGATATTTCAGGAACTACTGATGGCAGAGGTTCTAAGGGTGCATTGCACGGACTGACTAAGTTCAGTATGGAAAATGCGCCACCGAGCACATTCTTTTTAGAATACATAGCTCGACCGCAAACAGCGGAGATATTTTTTGAAGATGTATTAATGGCATGCGTGTTTTACGGGATGCCTATACTTGCGGAGAATAACAAACCTAGATTACTCTATCATTTCAAACGCAGAGGCTACAGAGGCTACTCTATGAATCGCCCTGACAAACTTTGGAATAAACTGTCGGTTACCGAAAAAGAAATAGGCGGTATTCCAAACTCTAGTGAGGATATGAAGCAAGCACACGCTGCTGCTATTGAAATGTATATAAACAAACACGTTGGATTATTAGAAGACGGCACATACGGAACAATGTATTTTAACGATACCTTGCAAGATTGGGCTAAGTTTGATATAAACAAACGTACAAAACATGATGCATCGATCAGCTCTGGTTTAGCTATTATGGCTTGTCATAAAGACTTGTACAGACCTGTAGCGGCGATGCAAAAAAGAAAGCTAAATTTACATTTTGCTAAATACAAGCAGAATGGCTTCAATTCAGAAATAATAAAATAACAATATGCCTGAGTCAGTTATAAATAACTTTTTCCCTAGCCAAACTGTTAGTGACTTGGAAAAGATGTCATACGAGTATGGCTTGCAGGTAGGTAGAGCTATTCAAAATGAATGGTTCTCAAATAATTCAGGTACATCAAGGTTTAGAAGTAATCACAATAGCTTCCATAACTTAAGATTATATGCCAGAGGCGAGCAATCAATACAAAAGTACAAAGATGAATTATCCATTAATGGCGATTTATCTTATTTAAATTTAGATTGGAAGCCTGTACCTATTTTGTCTAAATTTGTAGACATTGTTGTAAACGGCATCGCAGACAGAAGTTTTGATATTAAAGCATATTCGCAAGACCCATATGGAGTTTCTAAACGTACGCAGTACATGGAGTCTATTATTCGCGATATGCAGACTAAAGAATTAAATGACTTCGCTAAGGATGCTTTCGGTATTAATCTTTATGAAAACGACCCAATGTCTCTTCCGGATTCTAAAGAAGAGCTGGAATTGCATATGCAGCTTGGATATAAGCAAGGCATTGAGATAGCGGAAGAACTAGCGATTAATACTATTCTTGACGGTAACAATTACGATCTTACTAAGCGTCGTTTTTATTATGACTTGACCACTATTGGTATTGGAGCGGTTAAGAATACTTTTAATAAGTCAGAAGGCATTAAAGTTGAATACGTTGACCCAGCTTATATGGTCTATTCGTATTCAGAGTCACCTTACTTTGAAGACATATACTATGTTGGAGAAGTTAAATGGGTTCCACTAAACGAACTTAAAAAACAATTTCCAAACCTCAGCAATGAGGAAATGGAGAGAATAGCCAAGCAGGGTACACAGAACTACGCGGGAACTTATGATCAATCAATGTCAAATATTGATGCCCGCGACTCAAATACAGTGCAGATACTTTACTTCAATTACAAAACCTATGCTAACGAGGTTTATAAAATTAAAGAAAGTTCCACTGGCCTCGAAAGAGCAATTGAAAGAGACGATACGTTTGATCCGCCTGCTGATGCAGAAGGATTCAGCAAGGCTTCTCGATCTTTGGAGGTGCTTTATGAAGGTGTATTAGTATTAGGTACAGATATACTTCTAAAGTGGGAATTGGCTAAAAACATGATGCGTCCTAAGAGTGACCATACTAAAGTTAAAATGAATTATAGTATTGTAGCTCCTAGAATGTACAAAGGGCGTATCGAGTCGCTTGTAAGCCGTTGTACCGGCTTTGCCGATATGATACAGCTTACGCATTTGAAACTGCAACAGGTGATGTCTAAGATGATGCCTGATGGAGTATATATGGATGCGGACGGTCTTGCTGAAATTGATTTAGGTAACGGCACAAACTATAACCCGCAAGAAGCGCTTAATATGTTCTTCCAGACGGGTTCTGTTATTGGACGCTCGTTTACTCAAGAGGGTGACATGAACCCAGGTAAAGTCCCTATTCAACCATTGCAGACGACTGGAGGCGGTCAGAAAATGCAGACGCTTATTCAGACTTATAACTATTATTTGCAAATGATTCGCGATGTAACGGGTCTAAGTGAAGCACGTGATGGTTCTACGCCTGATGCAAGAGCGCTTGTTGGCGTTCAGAAACTTGCAGCTGCAAATTCAAACACAGCGACCCGTCATATACTCGATGCAGGTTTATTCTTGACAGCTGAAACCGCAGAGTGTTTATCACTGCGTGTATCAGACGTTTTAGAATACAGCCCTTCAAAAGATGCATTGATACAAAAGATCGGTGGTTACAATGTAGCTACGCTTGAAGAACTGTCTGAGTTACATCTTTATGATTTTGGTATTGTATTGCAATTAGCACCTGACGATGAAGAAAAAGGAATGTTGGAAAACAATATTCAAACTGCATTGTCAGCCGGGTTAATTGACCTTGAAGACGCTATTGATATTCGCGAAGTTAAAAACCTTAAACTAGCGAATCAATTATTGAAGGTTCGCCGCAAAAAGAAATTAGAACGCGACCAGGCGATACAACAGCAAAATATCCAGGCGCAAGCACAAGCTCAAGCGGAAGCACAGCAAATGGCAGCGCAAACCGAAATGCAGAAAGAGCAGGCAGTTACGCAAAGCAAAGCGCAGCTTGAACAATTGAAAGCTCAAATGGAAATGCAGAAAATGCAACAAGAAGTTGCAGCCAAGAAAGAACTTATGGCACTGGAATTCCAATACAATATGCAGCTTAAAGGCATTGAGGTTGATGGCCAAAAAGCTAAGGAAGCAGCAAAGGAAGATCGCAAAGACGAAAGAACAAAAATGCAAGCGTCACAACAAAGCGAACTTATTGAGCAAAGACAAAAGCAAACTCCACCTAAAAACTTTGAGTCGTCAGGCAATGACATCATGGGCGGTGGATTCGGTTTAGGTACGTTTGAACCTAAGTAATAATAAGAATAACAATTATATAGTATTTTATCATGGCTGAAGAAATTCAAGAAGAAATTCAACAAGAAGAGAACGCTCCGACGCATGCTTCTTTTGAAGATGGTACAATTAAAGTAGATTTAAGAACTGATGCCGTTCAAGAGCGAGAAACAGAGACGGTGGATGTGGGCGAACAACCCGCGGCTAGCGAAGGAATGGACGAAGAAGTACGGGAGCAGCCCGAGCAAATTGTCGAGCAGCCCGTTCAAGATGAACAGCCCATTCTACAAGAAGTAACAGACGAAGAAATTGAATCAGCAGCTGAACAGCTTGACGAACAAGTCGCTGAAGCAGTTGCGGAATCGCAAGAGTCAGGTATTGAGCTGCCGGAAAATATTCAAAAAGTCGTTGATTTTATGAACGAAACCGGCGGAACACTTGAGGATTACGTTCGTTTAAATACAGATTATAGCACTCTTAATGAAGACCAACTTCTACGAGAATATTACCAAACTACAAACCCGCATTTAGACGCGGAAGATATTGACTTCATGCTTGAAGACAAATTTTCTTACGATGAAGACCTTGATGATGAAAGAGAAGTGCGCCGCAAAAAAGTAGAGCGTAAACAGGCATTGGCAAATGCTAAAAATCATCTAGACGGTCTTAAGTCTAAATACTACGAAGAGATCAAGATGGGGTCTAAACTCACCCCTGATCAACAAAAAGCGGTTGAATTTTTTAACCGTTATAATAAAGAAAACGAAGAAGCAGCTAAAATTGCTGAACGACAAGCTAGCAGATTTAAGGCTGAAAGCGAAAAAGTTTTCGGTGAAGGTTTCGAGGGATTCGATTACCAAGTAGGCGAAAAGAAGTACCGCTTTAAGGTTAATAATGCAGCTGAGGTTAAACAAACCCAAGGCGACATTAATAATTTTATCAAGAAGTTCTTGAACGAAAATAATGAAATGTCGGACGCTAGGGGTTATCATAAATCTCTGTTTACAGCAATGAATGCCGACAAAGTTGCGCAACATTTTTATGAGCAAGGCCGAGCCGACGCAATTAAAGATAGTACCGCCAAATCTAAGAATGTAGACATGGACCCGAGAGGGGTACATACAAAAGCTGCAGCTCAGAATGGTTGGACAGTTCGTATACTTGATGAAGGCACTAGTTCTTCTAAGTTGAGAGTTAGAATGAAAAAATAATAATCCATTTAAAACTAATTAAAAATGGCTGGATCTTTCGCTTCAAGTGGTGCTTTTGCAACACACTTGACTCCTGCTCCTACTAAATCATTGTGGGGCGGAAACTATTTAAACTTTGCTGACCCAAGTTTCCAACAGTGGTCTCAGCAATTCTTACCTGAAGTATACGAAAAAGAAATCGAGCGTTACGGTAACCGTACTGTTTCTGGTTTCTTGCGTATGGTTGGTGCTGAAATGCCAATGGCTTCTGACCAAATCATTTGGTCTGAACAAGGCCGTTTGCACATTGCTTACGACGACGTTCAAGTTGCTTCTACAAGCACACTTACTTTCAACGCGGATCACGTTATCCACGAAGGTATGACTCTTGTTCTTGCTGACGCAGCTGGTGTAGTTGAAAAAGCTTATGTAACTAACGTTACTGGTCAAACAGCAACAGTTCAGGTATACAACAACGCTAACGCATTGATGACTGTTACTAGTACAGTAAGCGACCCGCTTAAAGTATTTGTATACGGTTCTGAGTACGGTAAAGGCTCTGCAAACGCAGGTGTATCTAAAGATGCTGACTTCACTACGTTTACTAACAAGCCAATCATCTTGCGCGACAAATACAGCGTAACTGGTTCTGACACTGCTCAGATTGGTTGGGTTGAAGTAACTTCTGAAGCTGGTACTTCTGGATACTTGTGGTACTTGAAAGGTGAGCACGAATCTCGTCTACGTTTCGAAGACTACTTGGAAATGTCAATGATCGAGGCTGAAAAAGCTGCTGGTACAATGGACGTTTCAGGTTCTGAAGGTTTGTTTGCTGCCATTGAAGACCGCGGATTGGTTTACAACGACCAAGACTTTAACGGAACTACTGTAGGTGGTGGTCTTGCAGAATTTGATGTTATCTTGGCTGAACTTGACAAACAGGGAGCTATCGAAGAGAACATGATGTTCTTGGATCGCGGCACTTCTTTGGCTATCGACAACATGCTAGCTGCTCAAAACGCTTACGGTGTTGGTGGTACTTCTTACGGGGTATTTAACAACTCTGAAGATATGGCGTTGAACCTAGGATTCTCTGGTTTCCGTCGTGGTTCTTACGATTTCTACAAAACAGACTGGAAATACTTGAATGATGCAACTACTCGCGGGTTGGTTAACAACGTTGAGGGTGTTATTGTTCCTGCAGGTACTTCTACTGTTTACGATCAAACACTAGGTAAAAACATCGCACGTCCATTCTTGCACGTACGTTACCGCGCTTCTGAAGCTGATGATCGTCGTATGAAGTCTTGGGTTACTGGTTCTGTTGGTGGCAACTACACTAGTGACGAAGATGCAATGAATGTTCACTTCTTGTCTGAGCGTTTGCTTTGTGTACAAGGAGCTAACAACTTCGTATTGTTGAAAAAATCCTAAGAGATTTTATAATATTACCCTCGTCCT